GGTCCACCCCTTGCCGAGCAACACGAGACGTACCTCGTAGGAGTTAAGCTGCTGCTTGGTGAGACCCTCACCATGACCCAAGAACTCCGCAGGCTGATTGACGGGAACCCTGATTAGGAACCATGGGTAGGTGCGGCCGAGCTTCTCCCACATCATGTTGGCCCCAGGTGACTGGGTGCCTGACGACATGAAGCACATGCCGTGGTTGAGCGCCCACTTGTAGATAGCAGAAGCGTACCCCTTACCATGTGCCCGTTCTGCAAATGTAGCGTGCGGCGTTAGTAGATTCTGGTAGCGCACTCTGCCAACCCCAATAGCTTGGCGCTCGAACCTCACATAACCGACCGTATACTCTTCCTTTGATACAGGGTCAACTTCACGGACCAGGATGAGAGAGGTGGTCTTGGTGATCGGATGTTGGAAGGTGACCAAGATCACGCCAGGAATGGCGGTGGTGATGCGCTTGATGGGCTTCTTCTCCTGCTCGGCGCGCCGGAGCATCTTGTCACCAACCAACAGATCTGCATATACGTCACGACTGCTCATGCCGAAGTCGAGATCCATGGCTCGGACCGTCTGTGCTGCGATTGCTTTGAACATGGTTAGGTCCTGAAACGTCCGTAGGAGTTGTCGTGTACGCCAGTCGTGGTTTGGTACTTGGTTGGGGTGCGGCCTCGCTTCGGCAAGAGGTGATAGAGCTCCTGAGGCTGCGAGACGCGTACCGTGGCTTCCCAACCCAAGTTGAGAGCCTGAAGGGTAGACCACGGAGTAACGGCACCGACCACGAGGACACGCCCAGTCTTGGACTCGGTGATCACGTCCTGCTTGAACAGCCGAGGTACATTGGGAGAGAGCAGGACCTGGAAGGGGTCAGTACTGTCCAGCTTGCTGAGGTCAGCAGATTGGCCCATCTTCGGGAGCTCGATGTACGCGGATTCGTGCGACAGGTTGGCCTGGAACTCGAAGTGCGTGAAGTGCGTCGGCTTGTCGAAGTCGATGGTGACCGTGACCGTCTTGCCAGCGAAGCCAGCAATCAGGTGGTTCGTGATCGGCTGCCCATCGAAGCGGATGGTGGTGGGGACGATGAGGTCCATGTTGAACAGGCGGCAAGCATCGACACTGATGATCCCCGCGGGGATGAGGAGTTGGAACTCCAGGTGTGTGCCAACAGCCTTCCAGGGCCGTGCCGAAGCATCGATCTGGCCGTCGCGCTGGCCGATGTTCATCATGCCAACGTGGATCACCTTGCGGTAGCCGTACATCGGGCTGAAGCCACCAACGAATGCAGTACCGAAGCAGACAGGGCAGGCGATGTCCGTGATGCCGAGCGAGGACGTGTCGAATTCACCAACGAGAGCGTCGAGATCCAACTCCCGCTCAGGACCGTCGTCCTTGAACGATTCCTCGCTGAACAGCGGGATCACCAGACCGTCCGTGTTGAAGTTGGTGCTGGGCATGTTCCCTGAGTCGAATCCAGATTCCTGCCACTTCGATACAGGTGCATTTGGGCTGGTGATGGTCGGAGGTTGCCGCTGAGCATAGGGCTTGATGGAGGAGGGTGCACCGAGCATCATCTCGGTGATAGCCCCTTCGCTGAGCTTGCCGTCCTTGCCCATACGCCCCGCAAGATTGAGGCGAGAAGCGCCGCAGGTACATTTCATGCCCTGCTCGAGACGGTTGTAGACGACCCCTTGAGCACCCTGCACCATGAAGGCCCCCATGTATCTCGTTTGAAATACCGGGGTTATTTCTTGGACTGCTTTCTGTGCGACGCTAACAGACCTGCTATTGGCGGGCAGTATTTTATTGTTCGACCGGCTTTTTACTGGCATACTAATCTCCAAGTACCTTTAGGTAGGGCCTTCCTGGACAGTATATCCCGTAGTTGGTGTTCCGAATAGCGGCCCAGGTTCTTGATCCGCAGGTGTTCACATGCAAGGGCATCTATCTCGCGCACATCGTCTAGGACTCGGACGATGATCGGCTGAAGACCCATGCGCGGTAGCTTACGGATAGTCGTGCACTTGCGGTTGCGACCGCCAACCTTCGCCTCCAATACGTGATCTCCGGAGCGATTGCCCCCCCCCCTTTTCCTACATAGAAGGGCTGGTACTCGAACTTGATGAACTCCCCAGTACCGGCAATCTCGTACTCGAAGGCCACTACCTTACGCGGATCGAGCAGGACATACACGGAGAACTCGAGTACCTCGCTGTACGTCACGTTCGAGTAGTAGCCTCCATCCGACCCGCCACATGATTAATGCGAGATGGTATGCAGGCGGGGATGGATTTGGAGCGGACAGGCACGCCGGTATCCTGTGTGGTGCGATACCATAAAATTGCGGGCAAGACGCACAAAAGCCCTCCCAAGCTTGTGGCGGGGAGGGCTGATGGTCAGGCTTCGGTGTCGGTCGTGGCGTCGAGGTTCACGATCGGATTGGTGTTGCGTAGAAGGCCAGCCACTTCCAGATAGGTCGGGAGCTCAGCAGCCGAGGTGGCAGCGGAGATCTGGTTGCGGAGCTTCTGAGCATGCGCCCCCACACGGGCAACCTCTGCATCATAGGCTTCCCGCTTCTCGACCACCTTGAGAGCGAGGTCCTCGACAGGTTCACCGGTCGCAGCCTCGATGGCCTTCAGGTAAGGACCAGCTTCACCACCGTCGAGGACTACCTTCGCTTCCGCGTACTGCGCATCGAAGGTAGCTCGCTCGGCCGGCGAGTAGTCCCCGAGAGTGGGCGCGCGCCAATCGTTCAGGGCAGTGAGAGCCGCATCGCGGGACTGCTCGAACGGCACGTCCTCGGACTGGAGGTCGGGAACCACGCGCCAGCCCATACCGTCATGCCATGCGATGCTGCCGACCTGGACTTCAGGCGGCGGGTACAGCGAGCCGTTGCTGAGGGGCTTGTCCGACTCGCGGGTCTGCCCGGTAGCGAAGCCCTTCTTGTCGTAGGTGTAGTAGATTGCCATTAGACGATATCCCATTCGGTGACCCAGATCGGGCAGTTCTCACTCTTGCCAGTGTGGGCGAAGATGATAGGCGTGCCAGGAGGGACGGTGTAGGAGATGAAGCCGCCACCTTCACCGTCATCGCGACCAAGGAGTTGGCCATTGGCGTAGATGGAGATATGGGACTCACTCCGGGTGTTGCTGAGTGAGAGGGCGCTCCACCGCGTGGTCGTGTACGAGAGCGAGTTGTTGTTCACCGAACCCAGCGAGCGGGTGATAGTTGAGCTAGTCTCGCCACCACCACCCATCTTGCGCCATGCAGTCCAGACGAGGGACTGGGTGCCTACGCGCCACCACGCCTGATTGTTGGGGTCGGTCTTGTTCTCGTTTCCGGGCGACTCCGGGAACACCTGCTGGATGATGAAGCCCTCGTAGGCGCTGATGCGCACACGCCCGCCGGTCGTGGTGCCGGGCGGCAGATTCTGCGGACGGCTGTTGCTGAAGAACGAATACTCCCCACTAGGGATGGCGTCCGTCCAGCCGGTGCCTTGGTTGAGGTTGTCAGCACTAGTCAGGATGCGTCCCGTACCGGGGGCACCGTGCAGCAGGCCAGTGACGCTCATGACGCCAGCGCGGTCCGTGATGATGCCACGGTTGGGGCGCATCAGGCCGATGGTGTCCGCACCAGCGAGGTTGGCTTCCATCGCATCACAGACATACAGGTCAAGCGGCGAGCCGACGACAGCAGGAGTGGTCATGGGGTCGGGCTTCAGCGTGAAGACCACGTTGCTGCCGCTCAGCGCAGCGGATGCCACGGCGCGGTACAGGCCCACGCTCGGGAAGCCAATGACTACGCCTCCCACGACGTTGGCCTTCGAGATGATACCCCAGTCAGCCACGTCAGCGAACGGGATGGTGACGGTGGATGCAGTGGCTGCCACAACGGAGGAGTCGCACGCCAGATGGTAGGTGCCTTGCGGAGACCACTCCTGGCCGAGACCCAGCGAGGAGGGGCGCGCCGGAGTCAGGGCAGTGGAACGTCCGTAGGTATCCGGCTCCTGCACGACGATCAGGTCGATCTCCGGATTCGCCATCGTGTTCTGCGGGTAGACATCAGACCACTTGTTGACGACCCAAATGGTCTGGAGCTCGCCATTGTTGATCTGGAAGATCGCAGTGGACTGCTCCAGGTCGATCAGGCAGTTGAAGGTGTACGTGGAGGCCACGTTGGTGACCAGCGAGGAGGTCTTCAGTTGCGGCGAGGGGAACACCAGATGCGCGAACAGGACGTCCTGGTCGGGATCGTCGGGGGCGTCGTTGCTGGGGATGTACAGACCAAGCTCACCGAATTGCCACGGCCCTTCGATGGCCGGGATCGTGCACATCACGTTGATGGTCTTCGGCGGTATATTGCGGTACGCCGTGACCGGAGCCGAGTACAGGATGTTGCCCGTCAGCTCCTGGTCGGTACGCGAAGCCTTGAAGCCGTAGCCGTCGGCGATCTTGAACTGGCGGATGTTGATCCAGGGGCCGGTGGGGGTAGCAACCGACGCGGCAGCAAGGCCGACGTCTGTGACTACGGCACTCAGGTCGAACAGGGGGTTGATATTGGGATCAGCCATCTAATGCTCTTCAGGTTGAGGTTTTGGTGAACACGCCATAGGCCGCACCATTGATGTGGACGCCCAGCGCCACGATCTCGGTGTTCTCGTCCCCCGGGAAGGCCACCACAGGGATATCGAAATTGAAGTCGATAGAGTTCACAACGAGGTTGTAGTTGGCGATCTCGTAGAAGAAGGTCACCAAGTCAGTCGTCTCGATCGGAAGCCCACCCTTCGCCGTGAGCGTGACGTGCGTGGTCGGGAACCACGTACCACCCTCCCAGATGGGAGTGCCGGGCGGCGTACCGTCAGGGTTCTCCGGCGTGAAGTTCAAGTACTTCGTGTCGTTCGGGTTTGCCGGGTCGTACTCCGCCCAGAGGTTCTGCATCGTGATGCCAGTCCCGAGGCAGAAGTTGATGAACTCCAGGAATCCGTAGGTGCCGCGCTCCCACCAGTAGTAGCCGAGGAAGCGACTGATGGTCGTCAGCGATTCCGTCGTGATGGAGCCTGCACTACTGAGGTACATGCCCAGACTATTGTCTTGCTGGGTGACCAGGGAGCGCTCCAGCGTGTCCCAGACTGAGGCATCCACCATGCTCCCGTTGAGGACGAGGGCCTCTACATCGGGGTTGGAGTGCCAGCCGGAGCGGAGCTCGCGGATGATCGCTACCTTCTGGTCTACCTCGGTTGCGTAGACGTGGTCGATGATGTCCCCGTACTGCTGGAAGTAATCAGCCGTCAGGTATGGCGGTAGTAGAACCTTCCGGGGGATTTTGTAGCCCAATCGCTTGAGCTGCTGTACTCCTGAGGGATCAGGCATGGTGCTGGGACTCGTAGGTGAAACGGAGGACGTCGTACACAGGTTCGTAAGGCCCGTGGCTGAAGTCGGACTCGATGGACAGGAGCTTCATGGGCAGCGTGATGCTGCCGACGTTGACGACCCCGAAGTCGTACCACAGCTTCAGGCCACCGTTCTCCTTCAGCGCAGCCACGACGTCGTCCCGCTTGGTGATCGGATGCTCTTCCTTCACGCCAGAGAGGCCTCGGTTGCGTTGGAAGATGTGCACGTCGATGATGAGAGACCCATTGCGGCTGCTCTGCCACACAGAGTGCACTCGGCCAGAGGCGGGGCCAACATCGAGCTTGATAGAGCTAGAGGGGAACAAGTCACCCAGGCTCACGGTAGTCACGGAGGGTGTCATATTGCTCCTAGGTGCCGTGTGATAACGACGGCAGACGGGTTGACGGGAGGACGCGCAACGTCAGGCTGTTCAGCGAGTTGTACCGGATGGGCCACTCGTTGGCAGTCTGCGGCAGGCCACCCGGATCAGGGGTGAGCGAGCCGTCGTCCGTCCAGGTAGTGGCAGTTCCGGGCAAAGTGGTGATCAGGCCCAGCTCAGTATTCTTGCGTCCATAGACGCGGATGCTGGCGGCGTTCTTGATGAGCGGCCAAGTGAACTGAATGGCGGAGCCATTGGACGTGACCTGCGGGAAGACCCACACGTCCGGTGTGCCAACGTCCCCGTTGGTATTGGTCACCGCGAAGGAGTATGCGTACTGACGCTGCGTGAGGGTTCCCTGACCTGGCAGGACGGTGGCCGTGGCGTTGGCTGCGTGCGGCGAGCCGACCAGCATCGGGTAGGAGCTGTTGTCCACGGAGTACGCAAACTGCCCCTTGCAGGCTTCCTTGACCACGGCCACGATGTCGGACTCGTAGAAGTCCGTACCGAGCAGACCCCGGCGCGGTGAGAACCACGCAGTGATGGCGTCGGTGACATCCTTCCTGATTTGAGTAGGCGAGGCTGTGTTGCTAACGTACACGTCGATGTTGATGTCACGAGGGATCGGGATAGGATCCTGCCAGAAGAAACGGGGCGCGTACATGGTGACCTTCTGCATGTACTTGATGAAGTCGTCCTTCTGAGCCTGCGTCCAAGGTGACGATGTGAGGGCCGACACCCGGATCACGTTCATCCACTCCTTGGAGCCTGGGTTGATATCGCGCTGCGCCTGCGTGATGGCGTCCACGATACCTGGATAGTCCAGCACCGCCGTCTTGTATTGGTTGCCAGTAGTCGAGGAGTTGTAGTCTCCGAACGCACCGGCGATCACGTACTTGTAATCCGACGCAGGGCGCTCGTTGGAGCCCCCAGTCGGGTTGGAGATGGCCGTGCCGCTGACGGTGGGGAAGCCTGCGAAGGACACCCGGCTCCCAGTCAAGGACAGCGTGTTGGACGCCGCACCGTCGGTGACGGCATAAATCATCGTGACGGTATCATTTACCCCCGGCACGGAGCCGTAAGCAAATCGGCTGGAGTCGCTGAGGTCGGGAGTGGTACTCGCCACGCGTCCGAAGACGGCTTGCGCCCTACCGATCCTGTCGGTAAGGTCAGCATAGCCGGGTTGGTTGCGGAAGTTCCACAACGCTGCGTTTCGAGCCTGCGGGATCGCGACATTGTTGATCATCACGACGACGTCCATGTCGGAGACCACGAAGTCTGTCTCGGGGGTCTCCAGCACCTGGAAGTCTGTGCCCAGGCCCGAGGTCGTTAGCGCCTTGATCTCACCTTGGAACAGAGTGGCCTCGGTCGGCACGCCAGCGGGGATCTGGATGACCTCACGATTGAACCACAGACCACCAATGGATGCTTGCGAGAAGGCCGGGATGAACACGTCGACCGCGCTGTTAAGAATGACGCGGATCGCCGCAGGCAGCTTACGCGAAGTACGCACACCCTGGAAGCCGATGTTGGCACGGATAGCCTCGTCAGACTGAGCGGTCTCCGAGAAGCAGTCCTGCACATTGCGCATCACCTGCATCTGCAGATAGGTGCCGACAGCGGCTGCGAAGTCGATCAGAGTCTTGCTGGTCTGGATGTCCAGAGTACCTTTCCAGGCGCTCTGGGTCACTGCGTATTCGGACAGCTGCGACACGAACTGATCGAAGTCATATGTCATGTCTGACAGAGTAAGGACGCTCATGTCTTATATCCTGCTTTGGGTGGGGAGGTTGAAGTTGATTCCGGCCCCGCGCCCTGTGATCTTGTCGATTAGGGCGAGCCGCACGCGGTAGCCCGGTAGGCTCCAGTCGATCAGGAAGCTGGAGTTCTGCTCATCCACAGTCACGCGAGGTTCCCACTGCTTGATGGCTGCGAAGGTGGCGTTCTTGACCTCGATCACAGACGTGTCGTCCATAGGCTCTTGCAGAAGCCAGTACAGGTTGGAGCCGAAGCGAGCGTTGAAGATGCGGCCTCGCGCCCCTACAGGGCAGCGAAACAGGTTGAACAGCGCGCACCATTTGACGCTCGCCAGATCCGGTATTAGCTCCGGCATGTCATTCTGGAAGATACGTGGATTTACGTCCACGTACGAACTGTAAGTCAAATTATAGGGCTGAATCGGCGGCATGATGACCTCGTATGTATGCGGATAAAATTCAGCGAGCTACCCCGCGAACACGTTGCTGCTACCGACAGCCGCCACTGATCCACAGGATATGGGGTTTCCGATGCGGGCGATACCCTTCCCTCCCACAAACACGGTTGTGGAGGCCCCAGACAGAACGCCGTCGTGACTGCTGTCCCCGCAGCTATGCGTGAGCCAGTGGCCTCCAAGGCAGTGGGCGAGTCTGCCATTGACGTAGACGTTCACGGGGTTTCCGGAGTCGTTGGCGCGGGGTGGAAAACATCCGTGGCCAGATCCGCTGTCATTGATGCGTACGACACTCGGCATGAGTCAAGTCCTTATAGGTGGTCGGTTGTTGCGTCGAGCGTTCACGGCAGCTACGAGCTGATCTCGACCAGTAGAGTAGTTCTTGAAGACCTGGAAGGTATATGTCTTGACCTCCGACCCGCCAGTGTAGATTGCCGTCACGTCGATTGACGTGATGCGATTGTTCACAGGGTCGGGGTAGTAGGCCACGACATCCGTGGAGTCGGGAGGGAGATCATCGAAGCTGTTGATCTCAGTGTCAGGGGCATTGTATGTCTGCTGATAGAACAGACGTTCGGAGAACATGCCTCGGAAGTTGATGAATGTGATAACCAGATTGCCTACGCCTCCGACGATGGACTTGTCGATAGTGTAGTTGGGGGGCCAGTACTCACCGAGAGTCCAGGTCAAGTCCGTGACGGACAAAGGAGAGTTGTCAGCAGGATCACCCGCCACCGATATCGTGAAGATCTGGTTGCCTTGGTGATCCTGGTAGATGGCGTCTGGCGGTGACGGCTCGGGGATCCAGATGAGCGGCATATCTGGCTCCGCTTAGTTCAGGTCGATACGCTCAGCGTTGACGCTGAAGTTGCCACCGACTTGGAAGGATGCATCCCCAGTGACCTCGTGGTGGTAGTTACCCTCGGTCCGGACGTGGAGATTACCCTTCACAGTGATGGTCAGGTTGCCGCTGGCATCTATGTGGAACGAAGTGCCCGAAGCGTGTTGGAACAGATAGTCCTTCGTCCGGGAGTTGACAATGAGCTTGGTGCCGGAAGGGTCCGAGTAGCCCCAGGAGTCGACGTCCGCGAAGTCCGGGTTGGCACAGTTTATGCAGAAGATGCCTGCATCGTAGAAGCCGTAGTCCGTGTCGTCGTCTTGCAGATCGACCCGCACCTGGGAGCCCAGGGGCGGGACGCCATACACACCGAAGCCTTGTCCCTGCCCGAATGGGGCGAGGCGTGCGGGGGCGACCCAGGGCAACGTCTCGACGGGACCTTCCATCTTGCCAGGGATAGTGACCTTGATGCGGTTCAGTTTCTGAGGGTCGTCACGAAAAACCACCGTGCCGATGTAGTACTCTGGTGGGTTCAGTGATTCGTTGACCGAGTCGTTGAGGGTAGCATCCAGCATCTATTTCTCCGAGCTATTGACGCCGTGGCGTTCGCACTGGATCTTGTCCAGGAAGTACGTACCCTTGATGAGGATGGACCGGGCAGTCACGAGGTACAAGCCTGAGTTCTGCACATCAGCCTCTCCTGTGCGCACGCTGTACATGTTGCAGTTCAGCCAAGACAGCAGCGGAAAGGGGAGCGGCAGATAGTCGCTAGACAGATGCAGCTTCTGGTTGAACATCTGCGCGTAGCGAGCATTCTGATACTTCGCACGCTCCTTGGTCTCGCTGCTGTTGCCAACATCAATGCGACTGTGACGAGGCTTGCCTGTCAGGATGATCTTCTTGATGTCGGCATTGTAGTTTGGGTCGGTCACGTTGGGTGTGAACGTCAGGGTATCGACCCGGTCCGCCTTGATGAGGGACTGACGATACATCGTGGACTGGTAGCCTATGTTCTGGTTGGTGTAACCAGAGATAGACTCCGCATCGTAATGCGTGGCGAAGGCGCACCCGTCCTGGAATTGTCCGTTCACGACGGTTATCAAGGGTGCCTGTGGAGTGTTGACGTCCTTGTAGATCAGCCGGTTGGACAGATCGTAGGCAAGGGTCATGCGGGACGTGTCGGTCTTGAAGCCGTGCTGCGCCACGTAGCGTGCGAAGTCTGAGTATCGACGGTTCTGTTGATTCCAACTCTGTCTATCCGCCGTCTGCTCTCCGCTGTACTCGATACCGCACAGCTCTGCGATCCTCTGTAGTACGTCATTGGTCGTGCCGACGTAGTGCTGGAGACTGGTGCCCGCCCACCACAGTGGTGAGTCCAGATAACCCTCGATGATCCAAGTGTTACCTCCAGAAGAGTCGGGGGCCTTGGTGTGGTTGAAGAGTCGGAACGTGTATGTGGCGGGATCGTCCGTACCTGCCGCAATCTTGACCTGGATGCGCGTAGCGTCCTTCACCATCGGGACTGCATCGAGCACTCCCCAAGCATCGGAAATCTGCAGGACCATGACTGGCAGCTTCATGCCGAGCGTGGAGCCGATGTGTAGCTTCAGTACGGACATGTAGCCCGATATAGGGAGTTCAAACCCCTCGACATAAATAGATAGATTGATTTGGTTATCGAGCTGAAATCCCATCCTGTATCCCCAGTAATTTCTGCTCTCCGCTCAGGCGAGCGTGAATATAAGATTGAGGTAGCCGCATCCTATAGAGTTCGGCGCCATCCTGATCGAAGAAAATCACACCAGCTGAACGAAGGGAGAATGTGAAGTTGACCCCCTTAGGTCCCGGTACTCGGAGGCGGGAAACGGCTTTGAGGTGAGGATTTCTCCGCCGTCCGTATACTCGCGTATCAAGTTCGAGGGAATATGTATCGTTACCGCAATGATAATGCTCCTTCGGTAAAGAACCGTTCAGCATAGGAACG